GAAAATTTATTTTTTAATCAGAGTCAAGAAGAATTCAATAAAGCTATTTCAAAAAATATTAAAATGATTTACGAAGCTAGTTCATCATAGTGTAACATTTATATCACACTTTTTTCCAATATTTAAAAAATGCATCTTCGGGTGCATTTTTTTGTTTACAATTCATCAAAACTAGTTTATAAAGAATATATCAAAAGGAGATATGCTATGAAAAGAGATAATCGTACCCAGACTTTCACCGGTTACACTGCAGAAAAAATTGTTGAAACCTTTGCTAGAGGTTATGTTGATACATTTAACCAAACATTTTTCTGGAGCTCAAACGATCGTGTTCCTTTTGAAGATATGCTAACTGATTTCTTTGAAGCTGGTCTTATTTCTGATGAAGTACTTCATACTTCAAATGGTTATCGTAAAGCTCAAGTTTCAAGCTTTCTTGATGACTATAAAATTGCTCAAGCAAATCGTTCACCAGAACAAATTGCTGAAGAGCAAATGATGGCTCGGGATGCACTTGGTAATCAACCAATTGCAAATGTTATCACTGGAGAAATCTTCTAATGAAATCCTTCTTTATAAATCTTACATCAGCCATATTGAATATGGCTTTTGTATTCTCAATCTTAACCTTAATTTTTGGATAAAAATATGAACATCGCAACTCTTCGTTACACTCGCAATCTTGATGGTTTTTTTGAAACTGTTGAAACATCTCGCCATGGTGTTACTGAATTTCAAGCACTTGACTTCATCTATAGCTTACTCAACAGCATGGTTGAAACTGGCGAAATAACAATTAAAAATGTTGTCTTTATCAAAACACAAGAATTTAAAGGATTTGATGAATGCCAGTAATGTTTATATATTCAGCAGTTGTTGCTATTGCTGGCTTAGTTTTAATTACTACTGGTGCTCCAGCAGTGGGTTTGGGATTTATTATTATTGGTGTTGGTTGGAGTGTCGCAGCAATGATAAATGATATAAGGAATGACAAATGAAACGCACTGACGCATATATTGGTACATTTACTAATGATTCAAAAGATTCTGCGCGAATCAAAGACCTTCGTAAATTTGTAAAATACATGAATAAGATGCTTAAGCAAGAAGGTCTTAATCATCAATATTATATTAAGCTTCAGGGACGTCTTGGTAAAGATAATCCAAACGCCTGGAAATATGGAGCTGGTGAAAATAGCATATATGGTGGAAACCATTGTGGTCATTGGCAATGTATTCGTTTAGAAGATGCTGCTCATGCAGATGCATACATCTATAAAAGAAATCCATATTAATATCCAATTATATCCAATTATATCCGATTAATAAAAATAAGGGCCGGCGAAAGTTTGCCCTTATTTTTTTGTATAAATAGTATAAACTAAACTACTATAGGAAAAGTTTATGCTTACATTTAAGAGTTATATAACTGAAGCAAAAGGAGTAAGCGCTAAAGCGCAAGCTGCAGAAAATAAGGCTTTTGCTGATCTTGGAAATAAATTAGTTGGATCGAAAGCTATAGTTTCTCCAGCTGGCTTTGATGCTGGTTTTCCAGACTTTGCTTATAGAGTTAAATTAAAAAATGGAAAGACTATTGATTTACACTATGAATATAAAGCTGATTATAAAGCGCAAATGGGATCAATGAGAGACTGGCATTTTAACGGCAGAAAGTTTTCAACGCCAGATTTAAAGAGTGAATCTAAGAAAGAGCTAATTGATATAATGAATAATACCCCTGAAGCTATTACTAATGGTAAAAGATTATTGAAAGATCTTAAAACTTACTTTAGTAAAGACGTTAAAAAATTATATTCTGGTTCAATGACTATTATAAAAGATAAAGAAAATCGTAAAACAAAAGCTCAAGAATTTGCTAATCAAACAAATAATTATCAAATTGCTCAAATTACAGGTGATGTACTTGGCCAAAAAATTATTGATCATTACAAAACTAAATTTGTAAAAAATCTTAAAGCCGGATCGGCAGCAAGTGTATTATTTATGATGTTAAAAGATAAAATATGGCTAGTAGATACTAATGGCATTTTATCAAAAAGTGATCTGAGTGAAATTGCTGCACAGCATGGATTAACAAAATTAGATTCTTTAAAAAATTTATCAGCAAAGCTTGAAGTTCGTATTCAGCCTCGAGGACTAAATAGTCCGAAAAAACACGCATCAATAGACGCTATGGCTAGTTTTAGATTGGCTAAAGCTCCGGCTGGCGGCGGTAAAGTAATATAGGAAAATACAATGCTTAATTTTAAATCACATATGAATGAACCTCTTAATGAAAGTGCTTTGACCGCTCTTCGTGTTGCAACAAAAGCTCATAAAGGTCAGTTTAGAAAAAGTGGTGGAGAATATATTGCTCATCCAAAAGAAGTTGCTCGATTTGTAAAACAATTTAAAAGGTCTAATAACTTATCAGCTTTGATTCAAGCTGCTTATCTTCATGATACACTTGAAGATACAGATACTACATATCAGGATTTAGTTAAACAGTTTGGTGCTCTTGTTGCTGATATGGTTCAAGAATTAACTACTGATAAAGCAGCATCTGATGCAATTGGTAAAGGTGAATATATTGCAAACAAAATGGCTAAGATGTCGAGTTGGGCATTGGTTGTAAAGTTAGCAGATAGACTAGCAAACGTTCAAGACATTGATACTCGACCAGCAGACTTTCAAAAGAAATATGCAGCTCAAACTGTATTGGCTATTAAAAGATTACGAAAAGATCGCTATTTAAGCCAAACACATAACAAGATTATTTCGGCTATTGAAAAGAAAATTAAGGAATACATTCCGAAAAATGTTTAGGAAACTATTATGCTTAGATTTGGAAATTATTTAACAGAACAAAAGAACACTCACATGACTCATATTGAGGATCGTGTTCTTTATGGTGGTGTGAATGGAACTCGACAGGCAATATTCGCTTTAAGAGATTTAAGGGATATGCTAGGCGGTAAAAAAGAAGGTAGAGTAAGCGTTAAGTGGGATGGAGCTCCTGCCGTTTTTGCTGGCATTGATCCAAATGATGGAAAGTTTTTTGTAGCTAAAAAAGGCATTTTTAATAAAAATCCTATGGTTTATAAAACCGATGCTGATATTGATGCTGATACTAAAGGCGATCTAAATACTAAATTAAAAGAAGCTTTAAAGTATCTGCCTGCCCTTGGAATTAAAGGTGTGATCCAAGGAGACTTTTTATATTCAAAATCAGAACTTACTACTCAATCAATTGGTGGACAGAAGTACGTAGTATTTCATCCAAACACTATTGCATATGCTATACCAGCTGGAACTGTTGCAGCAACTGCAGTAAAAAGAGCTAAGATGGGTATCGTATGGCATACCACGTATACCGGTGATTCATTTGAGACGATGAGAGCTTCTTATGGTGTTGATGTTTCAAAACTAAGAAAAAGTGCTGATGTGTGGTCTCAAGATGCAATGCTTAGAGATTTAACAAGAGTTACTATGTCAGCTAAAGAAACAGAAGATGTAAATAAAAAACTATCTGAAATAGGCTTTTTGTTTAATCAAATTGGTGCATCTACATTAAAAACTCTTGAAAATAATAGAGATTTAGCTCAAACAATTGAGACATTTAATAATACATTTGTTCGCAAAGGTGAACAAATTAAAGATACAACAAAGCATGTAAATGCATTAATTAAATGGGTCACTGCCCGCTATCAAAAAGAAATTGATAAGCGTAAAACTGAAAAAGGCAAAAATGCCCAAATGATAAAACGTGATGAATTTTTAAAATTCTTTTCACCAAAGAATAAACAAAATCTTAAAAAGATATTCGATTTGCAAAAGTTAATAATTGTTGTAAAATTAAAACTTATAAATATACTTAATAAGCTCAAGAGCATTGATACTTTCGTTAAGACACCTAATGGATTTAAGGTCACTGGCGAAGAAGGATATGTTGCTATAGACAAATTAGGTGGTGATGCGGTAAAGATTGTTGACAGATTAGAATTTTCATACAACAACTTTTCGCCAGATATTTTAAAAGGATGGGATAAACCAGGAAGATGAAAATGGATAAAAGATACACAAAACTATTGCGCGCACTTAATGAAAATAAAGATGGGCATCACGTTCACATTTCAGTTGGTCTTAACCATGACATTATGGCTGTGCATAATAGCAAAGAAGCTGGCATGAAATATATGGTCATGGGCGATGGACCAGATGGACATTTTTTAGTAAAAACAACTAGAAAGGCCCTAGGCAAAAAGCGTGTAGGGCAGTTTGTTGGGCGTAGGATTAGCCGGCATTTAGACAAACAACCTTTTCCACACGATGATGGACCACATTATTCTGTACATAAAGAATCTGTTGAAAGAGCTAAAAACGTGGCAAGAGGAATGGGTGTTAATCCCGATGATGTAATCAGAGGAATGGGAAAAGGCCCTCATGCTGAAAAAGATAAAGCAAGAGCAGCAAAAGAACCGAAAGAAACATTAAAATCTAGAGCTGGAAATGTGCTAAGAGGAATGGGTGTTAATCCCGATAATGTGGCAAGAGGAATGGGTTTTAAAGAATCTGTTTTGCCTAGTTCGATTGGCACAAATTGGGCTCCAAAAGAAGATCGTGACCGGTCTGATAGAACCAGAGCCCATCAACTTGCTAGGCTGCATCATGAAAGACAGATGACTAGAGATCCAGAAAATAAAAAATACCATCTACAACAAGCATCTTTGCATTCTGCTGCCGAAGATGCTGGCGCTGAAATCAGTCGTATTGCTCCTGGAGAGCTGCGAGATGCAGCAATTAAAGATTTTGAAGAAAAAAGTAAAAAAGCTCACGCTGGGTCAGTTCAGCACTTGGGTGCGTCTGTTGAAGTTAATGAAAAAGCACCAAAGATAGACCCAAAGAAATATGAAAAGCATATGAGTAGAAATAAGAAACCAAAGGAAATGAGTTCTACTAAAAAGGCATTGTCTGATATTAGTAAGAGGGCAGATAAAATGTCAAGAGAATCTGTTGAAGTTAGTGAAGCACACACTATGGTTTGCAAAGACTGTGGTGATGAACTAAACAAACCAACAACTGATTGTGCAAATGATTGCAGTGATCCAAATGGTAGTCATTGGGTTAAAGAATATGTGAACGAAACTTCAGATGCAGCAGCTGCATCATGGGCTGATAGTAGAAAAAAATTAAATAAAGGTTTAAAACAGGCCGTAAAAACTAGAGATCTTGCTTTGCAAATAGACACTAAAATTGCTCAAAGCCGAAAAGTAAGAAATGAAGAAATGTCTCCCGAAGTAAAAGCAAGAGTCGCTTCATTACGTAATACTCCAAGTCAAATAGCGGCGCGTAAAGCTGCGGCTAAAAATAAGATGGTGAGACCTGGAACTGAGGCTGATTTACCTAAAGATCATGATTGGAATGACAGAGATGCATATCCTAAAGAATCAACTGAAGTTGACGAATTAGCTCAAATGGTTCCTAATAAATCTCAACTTAATAAAAATCAACAACAAAAAAGAGATAAGTTAGATGCCGAACTTCAAGCAATGAGAGCTCGTATGGCTGAAGAAACACAAAATGAAGATTACGAATTAACTGAAGAAGATTTGCCAGAAGCATGGACTCCTAGCATGAGAAGAGCAGCAGCAAGACGTATGAAAATCCTTGCTCCACGAATTAAACTTGGCATTAAAAGATCTAAAAATAGAACTGCTACAAAAGAAAAATTAATGAATAGAGCAATTAGAAAAGTCAAATCTGATCTTATCAAAAAATTTACAAAGGGCTCTAGCAAAACTGATTTGTCTGCTGTAAGACGGGCAGATATGGAAAAACGTATTGCTAAATTAGGACCACGTATTAAACAACTAGCACAAAAACAATTACCGGCTACTCGTAGAATGGAAGCTGATCGTAAAAGAAATAAGAATAAGTGAGCTATTGATAATGATTAATTCTTTTAAGCAGTATATTGTTGAAGAGGCAAAGACACTTTATTTTACATTTGGTAGAATGAATCCTCCAACTATTGGTCATGAAAAACTGCTAGAGGTGCTTTCTTCTAAGTCAGGTAATAATCCATATCGAATTTATCTTTCTCAAACAAATGATAAAAAGAAAAATCCATTACTATATAATGATAAAGTTAAATATGCTAGAAAAATGATGCCTAAGCATGCTCGTTATATTATGTTAAACAAAGATGTTAAAACAATATTTGATGCAGCTAATGCTATTTACAATGAAGGATTTGTAAATGTAGTAATGGTAGTTGGATCAGATAGAATCACTGAATTTAAATCTTTATTGACAAAGTATAATGGTAAAACTGGACAACGGTACGGTTTCTATAACTTTAGAACAATTGATGTAATATCAGCCGGTGAAAGAGACCCTGACTCAGAAGGTGTAGATGGTATGTCTGCATCTAAAATGAGAGCAGCGGCCAGTGGCAATGATTTTAATCAATTTACAAAAGGCCTTCCAAAGAATTTTAGTAATAAAGATTCAAAGGACTTATTTAATGGTGTAAGATCTGGTATGGGTCTAAAAGAAGAAACCGAATTCTATAAGCATGTGCAATTAGAATCTGTAGGCGATCTACGAGAAAAATATATTCAAGGCGAGATTTATAATCTTGGTGAACGTTTACGCATTAAAGATACCGATGAATTAGCAGAAGTCACATTTCGTGGACCTAATTATTTGATTCTTGAAAAGGAAGACGGATCTATTGTAAGAAAATGGATTGAGGCAGTTGAATCACTTGATGAAGCAGTTAAAAAAGTTGCAGGGCCAAAATGGAAAAAATCTGGTCCTAATGGAGAAAAAGAAATTACATTTTCTACTGGCCGCCGATTCCAAATAGAAAAACAACTTGATCAAAATGAGCGCCATAAAGGCGAATGGAAAGTTATGGAATGGAATAAGCGTTCACGTGATTGGGATTGGCATGAAACATACAGCCCGCAATGGCATGCGAAAGCAATGGTCATGGAACTGGGTAAATATGATTCCAAAGGCAAAAAAGTTACTGAATCTATTGAGTCAGTTAACGAAGATCCTACTCAGTTAGCACATGATGTTGTTACTTCAGCAGAAATGCTGAAAGGTCTTGGTATTACAGCGGCAGGCGCTGCAATAAAATACGGCATCGCAGACCCTATTACTAAAGTAATACAGACAAAAGGTAGGAAGATCGTAGATAAATTTAAAGCAAACCGTAATAGAAATAGACCGGTATTCGCTGAACCGATTCCTCGTGATGGAAGAGTTATGAAGACAATAGGTGAAGATGCTGAGTTAGATGCTTATAATAAGACTGGATGGGGAACTAAAGAAACCACTAAAAGATGGGTAGGTTCTACTCCAGGTCAAGTTATGCCAGATGTCAAACCAACTCCAAAGTCTAAAACTAGAACAAGAAAACATCCAGGTAGTGATGTATCAGACGCCGGTGGTATAGGTGAGGGTGCTATGAAACGGTCAGGTCCAGATATGGACGGTTACGCACCAGGAAATGATAAAGCCACTAATAGTTATTCTAAAATTAAAAAGGGTTTAGAAACATATGGAAAAAAACCAGATCCAGTAATTAAGACAGCAATGGCTGCAAGATCTAAAGCTCGGGTACTTTTAAAGGGTTCAAAAAATGACTAAGGCTCTATCAGAAATATTTGGTTTTGGACAACCTGCTACACCTATGACTCCGGCTGAAAAGGCTGCAGAAAGAGAACAAAAAAAGAAAAAACGTGAAGAACTGAAAAAACAACAGGCCGCTACTCGGGAAAAAAGAAAAGAAGAACTCGATAATAAACGCGCAGCTGAGAAAAAAGCTAAAGAAGAACGTCATGATGCCAGAGTCGAAAAACGGGGAAATAGACAGGTCGAGTTAGCTAGACAAAATGCAAGTGGTGCTAAAATCCGAGCAAGAGCAGCTAGTAAAAGACAATTAGTAACTGGAAAAGGTACTACTACATCCTCAACAAAATTAAATAGAGCAAGAATAAAACTTGCTACTGCTAAAAATGCAAGTTCGTATAAAGCAGCTGCTACTTCAGCAAAGTTTCATGCTATGAGAAAAAAGATTAATTTACAAAAATCTATGATGAATCAATCAACGGAGTATGATATGTCAGTAGTAGAAATAATTAGTGAATCATGTATGGTTGGTCTAAATGAGGATATGTATTTTAAAGTAAAGATTGAAGGGTTACCTACGATGTATGTTAATTCTGCAAATAGAGAAGAATTAAGAAAAGATTTAGTTGGTCTTCTTCGTAATCCATCAAAAGCAGTTGGCGATATTAAAAGAGTTACACCTCAAGAAGTTAAGAAAAGATTACGGCTGCGGTCCCAAGGCAAAGAGGAAGAAGAAATGAATGAAACTTATATAAAGTTTGACCAACCTAAACTGAAATTTGTTAGCAAAGGTTTTATAGGTCGTAAAGAAGCTGAGCGTCATAATGATCATCTAGTAGGAAAGGAAGAAGCTTCGCATAAATCATTTGTTCAGAAACATAAAGATGGTAAATTTTATGTTGTTGACGTACCGGCACCTCCATCTAGATTTAAAAAAGAATCATCTGTAACAAGATCTAGAATTTCTGGTGAAATGGATAAAGCAAGTGGTCGTACACAAACTGATAGAGAAAAAGATGCAACTAAAGCTTCAAAGGCTAGACAAGATTCTGACAACGATTTAGCAACATTTCGTAAAAAGAACGCTAAAGTATTACAATCATCAATAGATGAGGTAACTGCAAGTGATGTAACAGCCGCATATCAAAAAGCTATGATGCACCCTCAAGGATCGCCTGAACGAAAAGAAGCAATGGATTATTATAATAGTGTAAGAAATAGACATAAACATGATCCTATTGATGTAGGTGAAGCAACCGCAGATGTTATTAACAAATTAAAAGAATATTATACGAATGAATCTAAAGCATATTATGCTGGTCTTTCAAAAAGTACTGCTGATGATCGTAAAGCACATTTTAAAAAGCATGGCAAAAAAGCAGATGATGATAACTCTGCTTATAAGCCAGCTCCTGGAGATGATACAGCAGAAACCGAACCATCTATTCATACTAAGAAAGCTGCAGCAATGGGCATGGGCCCAAATGAAGCTGGATTGTGGGCAAATATTCATGCTAAGAGAAAACGTGGCGAGAGAATGAGAAAGAAAGGTGAGAAAGGTGCACCTACACCTGAAGCTATTCGTAGTGCTCAAAAAGAATCATACAATATAAATGAAAATAAAAAAGGTTTACAAAATAAAGCTGAAAAGTCTGGAATGCCACTTGGTGTTTTAAAGCAAGTATATAACCGTGGTATGGCTGCTTGGAAAACTGGTCATAGACCAGGTACAACTCCAGAACAGTGGGGCATGGCTCGTGTAAATTCATTTATTACTAAGTCTTCTGGTACTTGGGGTAAAGCTGATAAAGATTTGGCCGCAAAAGTTAAAAAATAAAACATAAGGAAAATTAAAATGTTTGCAAACGACGACAATGAAAAAAACATTAAAACATATGCTGCTCTTTTGCAAGACATAAGAGAAGGTAAAGAATCTACAAATGAGAAATCACTTTCAGAAGAATTAGATGATATTTTATTTGATTTAACTGAGAGTGATTTAAACCAGTTATCAGAAGGTCCATTTAAAGGCCTTGGTAACCTTAGTAAAATCTTAATGAAAAGAAAGCTTAAAAAACAATTTAGAAAATCAGACCTTGCAAATTTCGATAATTCAGGAATAGACACCAGCGGAAAAACACCTGATGAGATTAGGCAAATGCAGTCAGATTATTATCATGACAATATGGATAAGGCCGCTAGAGCAAAAAAAGCCATCGGTCGGTTATCAAGACCTGCACAAAAGGGTTCCGTCAAAACAAAGCCTTTGTTTAAGAAAAGATGAACAAATGAAAACATTTAGAGAGCTATTAGAGAATAAAGAAAATGAATATAACAATGAAGGTGGCATGTCTAAAGGTCAACTTAAGACCATGATTGATGCTGCTCAAGAGTTACATGATATGCTAAGTGATAACGATAATATGCCCGAATGGGTTCAATCAAAAATTACAAAAGCTACAGATTATATTGATACAGCTCGTGACTATATGAAAAATGAAATAAAAACAGAATCAGTTAATGAAAAAAAATCTGAAACTTGGGAAGCTGGTTATAAAAGACGTGTTGTAAAAACTACAAAACCTGAACATAAAGAAAAAGGCTATAACTGGAGAATCAAAGGTAAGGAAAGACCTGAAATTTCTATTAAACTATATAAAGAAAAGCCTTCACAGGAACAATTTAATAAGGAAATGGCAAGAGTTGCTGGCCATGAGTTTGGAGGATAACAATGGATACTTTTAAACAATATATTTCTGAACGTGGGGCAGATTCCAAAGGACATTTTAGAGCAACTGATAAAGGTGCTGGTATGACTCAAAAAGGAGTTGATGCTGCTAATAGAAAAAGTGGAGGTAATTTACAAACCGCTGTGACTGGTAAAGTAAAAGCTGGTAGTAAAGATGCAAAAAGACGAAAATCATTTTGTGCTCGTATGAGCGGTATGAAAGGCCCTATGAAAGACGAAAAGGGTAGACCAACACGAAAAGCAATGTCGTTAAGACGTTGGAAATGTTAATTAGTAGTATAGAACTGGAATACCCATATGGTCACAGACGATAGATCGGAAAAACGGTTGGATAGAATCGAAGAAAAAATCGATAAACTAACAGACGCTCTAGTAAATATAGCTAGATTCGAAGAAAAAATGGATGCTTATAATAAGTATAGAGATGACTCTTGGAATAGAATGAATAAATTTTCGGAGAAGCTTGATTGTATTGAAAGAAAAGTAAATGAAAACGCGAATACCGTTCACGTGATTAATAAGTTATTTTGGGCTATGATTGTTGCGGCTATTGGATCTGCAATTGCTCATTTTGGAATGATGTAAATTCAATAAAAAAATTATATAAATAGAACTATAATATCCAAGCTTGTATAAATGGAGACAAAAATGGAAACGAAAGATTTAAATAGCATAGGCTTGGCATATCTTGAGATGGTCGAGAAAAAAAATACTGAAGCAAAGAAGAATCATGCTAAGACTTTAGATAAAGTAGACCCTGAAGAATTAGAAGGTGATCACGAAGATCGCGATGATAAAGACATCGATAATGATGGTGATGAAGATAGCTCTGATGAATATCTTCATAACAAAAGAAAAGCTGTGAAAAAAGCTATTAATAAAAAAGATGACGGTGATGATCAAGATAAGTTTAAAGCTTATACTGGTGATGATAAAAATGATCAAGAAGGTACAAAGGTTAGTGAAGATAAAGAAGATAAGTTTGAGCCACATATGATGTATGATCCGAAAACTGGTAAAGGTTATAAGGCCGAAAAAGAAGAAGATCATTTGCGTATGAAAAAGATGGGATACACTCACGATAAACCAGAAGAAATTGATGAATCAACAGATTTACAAGAAGGTGCTGCACGTCAAGCCGCCTTCCATAAAGGTCTTATGGATTATTGTAAAGAAATCGGCAAAGATCATATGGATCATAAAGATTTCGCAGATCATGCAAAACATGTTAAAGCCGGTAACTGGGATCAAGCCAGAGATCACGCTGATGAACTGGACACTGAACCTAGAGAAAAAATTCATAGTTTAGCAATTGATCATTTAGGCCAAGGCGCTGCAAGCGAATTATATGGCGGTGATCGAGTAAGCCTATCAAAAAAAGAAGGAGATGGTAAATTGCATGCATCTTATAACGAATCAGTAAATGTAGACGATGTATTAGCACTTATCGATCAGGGCTATACATTAGATCAAGCTGAAGCAATGGTTGCAGAAGCTTGCGGCGGTGGTGGTGGCACAGGCGGCACGACGATGGTATCGTCACGGAAATATCCTGATGATAAAAAACTATTAAAAGCTTCACGTAAACAACCAAAAGCTGGAGATAATGATAGAAATATGGCAAATGATCAAAGGTCAATTCCAGCAAAAGGAGCAGATACTGCACCTGTTAGACCTGGTACAAAACAGCAGCAGCGCGATTTTGATAAAGCGGCAAGAATGGCTAAATCAAAAGATAAAGTGTCTGTAGCTAAAGCTCCTTGGGAATCTGTTGAGGTTGATGAAGGCTATGGTAGTATGGTATCACCAAAAGACCGAGCTCGCATAAAAGCGAGGGTTGATGCTAATATTAAACTTTCACCTGGCCAAGAGAAAATAGCAAAACAAACTCCGCCAAGAGATAAAATTACGAAAGATGATCTTGAACATTTACGTAAGCATGGCCATGGCAATAGTCCACAAAAAGAATCTGTTATGGATCGTGTTAGTAATATGGTTGAAGATATTCGGGTTGATATACAAGAAGATCGCGCCGCTAAAATCAATGAAGTGAGCAAGGAAACTCTTAGTAGTTATGCCAAAAAAGCTATGGATGATGTAGATACACAAAGCCGCTTCGCCACCGAATATGAAAAGCGTGGAATGGCAGCTAAAAACCCTGGAGTAATGGACAAGAATTTTAAAAAATCAAACCGTGCTTCAGATAAGGCTAGTAATCGTAAAGCTGGTATTAAAAAGGCTATTGATAAAATGGCTAAAGAAGGCGCGGGCGATATTAATAACCCAATGAAAGGTATGCCCCGCGGTGGCTGGCAAGGGAGTGGACCAGCTGAGCCAATGAGGGTAAAAACTATGGACCCAGAGAAAGAAAAAGAATTAAGAGCTGCAGGAAAACTATCTAATAGTGCAAATAATGCATCTCATTATGCTGGTGAATCTGTGCAAGAAGTCGCTGGAAAAAAAGTATTTATTCCAACAGATAGGAAAAGTCTACAGAGGTATCGCTTCTCCTCCGAATATGAAAAGCGCGGTATGAAATATCCATATGATGGAGACGATAAGAATTCCAAAAAAGCAGCCCGTGCTGAGATCCAGAAGATCCGCAACAGCGAGAACAGAAAGAAAGCAAAGTCTGTTCAAGAAGCCGCTAAGCCAACTGCAATTCATCACTCAACACCGGTAACTGCAGCTCAAGCTAACGATGAACAGGCAGCAGGTCGTTGGACTGATAAGGCTGGTCCTAATACAATGACTGAAAAAGAATTTGTTGATATGCATACTATTCATCCGGATGTTCTACCAGAGTTTGATGGTAACGTTGCGGCTAAAAAGACAGCTGAAGCTATTAAAAAAGCTCCAAAAGTATCACCAACACCTAATAAAAATCCAACTGCTGGTGATAAAAATAAAGTAAAATCTACAGAAGCTCCTGCAGCTAATGCTGGTGTAGTAGGCGAAAGCTATATGGATAAGTATGCTAAATACATTAGAGGAGAAATATAATGTTTGCAAATAATGATAACGAAAAAACTATTAAAACTTATGCGTCGCTTTTGCGAGACATACGAGAGGGTAACAATACGTATACCCATCATGTACCAGATCTTATGGTTCCCATGCGCGGCGATCATCCTGACGACCATGCTGAGTGGAAAGCGACAAAGGCTAAGGCTAAGGAAAGCGGTATAAAGATAACTAGACTACGCGATCAAAGTAGAGCAGAGACTGGTGAACATTATACTTTTACAGGAAAAAACCGTGAACACGTAACAAATTTCATGAGTAAAACTGTTGGATTTGATCCTAAGACTGATAAAGGTAATGGATTATAAAAAAAGCCTAAGAGGAGAAATGTAATGTTTGCAAATGATGATAATGAAAAAATTATAGAAACTTATGCGTCGCTTTTGCAAGACATAAGAGAAGGCAATAAAGCTGAGCAAGAAGCTGATAAGTGGGCCGAGGGAAATCGGTACCGGTATTCATCGCCACATATCCCCGATGCGAAGAATGAAAAGGATGATCATAGGCATCTTGCTAATGCAATAGTTCGTTCAAGCAGTAAATGGCCCAAGCCTGAAAATTTAAAGGCCACTCATTCAGGCTATGTATCTTATATTCATCACGCCGATGATAGAAATGTTGGAACCACAAAAAAACCACATTATAACAGAGGTTCGATTAAAATTCATTATAAAGGTGGAAAAATTCATTTGGATCGCACGCATCCTCACCCATCGCCGTTTGTAAAAATTATCCAACTACCGCTTAAAAGCCAAAAGGGTCACAAATATAAAGTAACAAAATCATCTTATTCTTATGATATGGATATCAACGCAAAAGAACATGCCCATGCGTTGATGTTCCAAAAGCCGGAAAAAGAAAAAGAATAATATAAATTAATAAAGTATAAAAACATAATGCAATTATTTGATGAAATAAATGATGACAATTTACTAATATTTGCTTCTCGGCATTACTACAATCCAAAATGTATTGATGTCGAGGAGTTTTATGAAGATCTGAATAGATTTAAGTATGTAAAAAGATTAGTAAATAGATATATTGAATCTGAAAGATTAGCAGATAGATTGATACTAAACCATCTTATTATTATTTTTAATGTTTTTGGAGTTGACGCAAGCATAAAGATTTTAAAGTATAAATTAAATAATGATCATTGGAAAGTAATAAAACCATTTTTGATATTTTTAAATCATATTAAGCCAACTGATTTTGTGGATATTGAAATGGATGATAAGATTGTACAAATATTAAGAAAGATATAAAGAATGGGATTTATTAAAAAGGCTGGTGATTTAGTATATACTTTTAGATTTTTAGCTCTATTAGTAACACCATTTGAAAAAACAAAGGCCTTTGAATTAGGTCTTATTGATAAAGATGGTAAACGTACTAAAACACCTGGCGATCTGGATTATCCAGAGCAAAGAGATGCATATACACCATTTATTCGTTTAGTATTTAATATTAAGCGTTTAATGGCTAAAGCTCCAGGCGGACAATCAGTTATTGCTCGTTATGGCGCAGCTTTATATCTTATTAAAGAAAATTTAGAACTATCTGATAAGTCAATAAAACAAATTACAGAAAAATGTGGACTTGATCCACTTGATTTTTTATCTGAACAAAGTGGTTGGTTTTTATTAGAAAGCGGTGCATTGGCTCCAGGATCATATAGAGTTAAAAATAATAAAATAGTAAATAGCACATTTGAAGAGGTTGTACGACCAAAAGATTGGATTCGAGTTGGAAATGACTGTTATCCTGTAGGTGAAATGTTTGGATTAAATGTGTATGAAGCTACGCATGTAAATACAAGACAAAAAGTATATATCACTATAGGGGAAATAATGTCATGATGACGCTAAAAAAATATATCAAAGAAATGGCGGCAGTGGCAGTTTCAGATTTAGATACAGAATTTTTAGCAAAGGCTCAAACATTAACATCATTTAATTTAAAAGGATCTGATTTTACTTCTTTAAAATATAAAAAAGAAATTCAACATTTATTTCATATGAAATATTTTCCAAAGTTTGATATGGATGGCACTATAAAAGGTCAACCAACTGTAGGCAAAGTTAATTCAGTTTTAAAGGAATTAAAAAGGATTGACTCAACCGCATTTGGAAAATTACATAAGTATGATATTAAAGGTGTTGGTCCTGGTGAAGCCATGTTATTCTTTATTTTAGATGATGCTCACTTAGGTGGTGGCTCTTCTGCAGGAGTTGATTTAGTAGTTGACGGTAAAAATTATGAAATTAAAGCTGGCAATTTTACTAGAGACGGATATATGGTTAACTATAAATTAGGTGCCACTATGGATATGACAAAAATAGTCGGTCCAGCCCTCGAACTTAAAAATATGGCAGACCCCAAAGGAGCTTTAGGCAGAGAAAAATCTGGTGTAAATCAGAAACAAATGGCGGCCATTAAAAAAATACCAAAGCTTGCGGCCAGATGGAAAAAAGAAGTTGAAACTCCTTATATCGATGCCGCTCATAAATATCTTTCTGCAAATCCAATTATCTTTATGGTTAATACGTCGCCCAAGAATTTGGCAGGAATGTGTCAAGCTATCAAAGTGCCTAAAAAGTCTGATATTGGATTAGATATGGTAACTCAAGGAATAATCAAACCAAAGGTGAAGGTATGAAAAACAAACTAGCACAGATGAAGTCTTTGAAAGAGGCTCTAAAGAATTATAAGCCTCTTGAAAAAGATGATAAAAAAGATGAAGTTCAAGAAGATGCCCCAGCTAATTCAATCAGTGCCGGTGGACCAGTTGCTGGCCACGATAATATTCCGCTTGGTCATGAAATGATGCGTAGAGTCAAAGAAGTTCCAGTAACTGATCGTAGATATAAACTCAATAGTTCAAAAGCTAATACTTTAAAGAAAAAATATAGAGGTAAAGAACTATTGTTAACTACATTTAAGAAACACGCATACGGCAAGTAAATGCTTAAAATTTATATGATGATATTTGTAATCGGTTTAATAGGCTCTATAGGTTATGGAGCCTATGCTACGTGGAATCATATGCAAGCAAAAATAGAAATATTAACAGCAAACAATGCTAAGCTTGAAGGTGCTGTACAGACTCAAAAAGATACTATTGGCGCGCTTGAGTCTGATATTCAAGCAGTTAACAATGAATTAAAAAGCGTTAATAAACAAATGACCCGTACACGCACGCGGAATAAAATACTTGCAAAGAAATTAGAAAGTTTAGATCTTGGTTTGCTTGGTGCTGAAAAGCCAGATGTAGTTGAAAGATTAATTAATAGGGGAACTGCCAATGCATTAAGATGTTTTGAATTAATGTCTGGCGCTCCATTAAGTGAAAAAGAAAGAGAAGCAGAAAATGGAAAAGCGTTTAATCGTGAATGCCCTTGGTTGTTTGATACTCTTGTTGACCCTGAACGGTTGCAGCAGCTTGAAGAGACTTCCCGAAACAGTAGAGATTAAAACTAAACCAGTCGAAAGACCTGAACTTGTTTTACCAGAAGCAGATCAAATTGATCAACGTGATATAACATGGGTTGCAATAACACCAAATAATCATGAAGAAGTTTTTGATGATCTAAAAAAGACAGGTGACGATCTAGTTTTATTTGGATTAACTGGAGATGATTATGGAAAATTGGGTTTGAATATATCTGATATTAGAATGTATATAGGTCAACAACAAGCAATCATACAAGCATATAAAAATTATTATATTGAAAGCGAAAAAACAATGGATAAGGCAGTTACTATAGAGGAATAATAAATGGATTACTTATGGATTTATACTAGCATTGCTGGAGCACTTCTTGGAGCAGCATGTTTAGCTTATATAAGAGATACTAGAATAGGTCTGTGGGGATATTCAAAATTTGATCAAGTATGCGACTATTTGCGTGATAGATATGGATGGACATGGTTTGATCAAGATCCAGAAGCATGGAAAAAAGTAAATCCAAAAATTGCTGCTAAGATTCAGGAATTAGAAGATAGGATTAATAAACTATCTAATATAAGTGGCGATAATAGAAATTTAAAAGGTCGTGCAAAAACAACGGCCAATTCAATATCAAAAGATTTTAAAAAATAATACAATATATATTACTTTTTTTCAAAAAAAAGGCCATATATTGTATTTACAAAAACCTAATATTGATATATAATAGTACCAATCATAAAACAAACTTTAATTAATACTTAGTAAATATGCGATTTGCTGAGTATATATTTTACGCTCAAGGGAAAATTATATGTTATTTCAAGAACAAATCTCAAGAAAACCAGACTTATATCCATGGACAAAAGACTTTATTGAAGCTATTTGGAAAGGATTTTGGACACCAGAAGAATTTAACTTTCGTTCAGATTATTCACAATTTAAATCAGATTTAAGTCCAGAAGAACGTGAGATTGTTGTTAAGACTATGTCAGCTATTGGTCAAATTGAAATTGCTGTTAAATCATTTTGGGCAGATGTGGGTAATCATTTACCACATCCATCGATTAAAGACTTGGGTTATGCTATGGCTAATTCAGAAGTCATTCATAATATGGCATATGAGAAAATTCTTGATGTCTTGCATTTGACTCATGTATTTGAAGAAAATCTAAATGAAAAAGTAATCAAAGGCCGTGTAGATTATTTGCGTAAGTATAACAATAAAGTTTATGCTGACGATAAAAAGCAATATATCTACTCTATCATGTTGTTTACATTATTTGTTGAAAATGTAAGTTTATTTAGTCAATTTTATATTATTATGCATATGAATCGTAATAAAGCTGTAATGAAAGATTGTGCGCAACAAGTACAATATACTCGAAATGAAGAAATGCTACATGCTCAAGTTGGTATTAAACTAATCAATACATTACGCGAAGAATACCCAGAATTATTTGATGCAGAATTGGAATCAAGAGTAAGAGAAGAATGCATTGAAGCTTTGAAAGCAGAAAGTAAAGTAATTGATTGGATTATGGGTGATTATGAAACAAAAGGTCTATCGGCTTGTATTCTTAAATCATTTATTGCTAAAAGAATGGCAGATTCCTTAGATCAAATTGGTTTTGATAATTCAGAGATTATATATAATCAAGATGATATTGATCAAACATTTTGGTTTGATGAAGAATTACTAGGAGCAAATATGACAGATTTCTTTCAAAAGAGGCCTGTTGAATACGCAAAAGGTCAGGGTATTACTGCAGATGATTTATTTTAAAGGATTATATAATGGGATTTGAGTGGGCTAATGATGATTCACGACTTTTTTTAAGTCGTGGATATATTGATGGAAATATGACAACTGAAGAGCGAGTAAGAATGATTGCTCAAGCTGCAGAAGAAATTCTTGATAAAGAAGGATTTGCTGATAAGTTTTATGATTATATGAGCAGAGGATTCTATTCTCTTTCGTCTCCAGTATGGTCTAATTTTGGTACTAAAAAAGGATTACCTATTTCGTGTAATGGTGTTTTTGTTGAAGACGATATGGCATCGATTTTAATGAAAAATGCTGAAGTGGGTATGCAAACTAAAATGGGTGCAGGAACTTCAGGTTATTTTGGATCTATTCGTGCTAGAGGCGAACCAATTAAATCTGGTGGAGTTGCTGATGGACCTGTCCATTTTATGAATCTTACAGAAACTCAAGTAGATGTTGTTGCGCAGGGATCTGTAAGAAGAGGATCTTTTGCTGCGTATTTGCCTATTGATTCACCAGATATTATGGAGTTTTTAGAGTGTCGTGAAGAAGGTTCTTCTATAATGCATTTGTCACTTGGTGTTTGTATCTCTGATGAGTGGATGCAATCTATGATTGATGGTGATGCTGATAAAAGAACTGTATGGGCAAGAGTACTTCGCAAGCGCAGAGAAAGTGGTTATCCATATTTGTTCTTTAGTGATACAGTAAATAATAATAAGCCTCAAATTTTAAAAGATCAAGATATTCCTATTTGGGCTTCTAATCTTTGTTCTGAGATTTGTTTGCCTTCAAGTGATGAATGGTCATTTGTATGTAATCTAGCATCGATGAATTGTGCTACATTTGATGAATGGTCTGAAACTGATGCAGTAGAAACAATGATTTGGTTTCTTGATGCTGTAATGGAAGAATATATTGAAAAAACTAAAGATATTCAGTTTATGCATTCTGCTTATAATTTTGCTTTACATTGGAGAGCATTAGGTTTAGGACAATTGGGATGGCATACATATCTTCAATCTAAAAGTGTGGCATTTGAATCATTTGAGGCACAAATGCTTTCTATGAAAATTAGTAAATTTATTGATGATAAGTCACTTGAAGCATCAAAAGAATTAGCAATTGAATATGGTGAACCAAAAGGTATGTTAGGAACCGGTGAGCGCAACTTAACACGAACTGCTATTGCTCCAACTACTTCATCATCATTTATTCTTGGACAGGTATCACCATCTATTGAGCCACTAGCATCTAACTATTTTACAAAAGATTTAGCAAAAGGTAAATTTACTTATCGCAATCCACATTTAAAAGGTGTGCTACATGATCATGGAAAAGATAATGAAGAAACTTGGGTAGATATTCTAAAACACGGTGGGTCAGTTCAACATCTTGATTTTTTATCTGAACACGAAAAAGATGTATATAAAACATTTAGTGAAATTACACCACTTTCTATTGTGCAACAAGCTGGCGGAAGACAAAAATATATCGATCAATCTCAATCATTAAATATTATTATTCATCCAGATATTCCAGCAAAAGATGTCAATTCTTTAATTATTGAAGGTTGGAAGTTAGGAGTTAAAACATTTTACTATCAAAGATCAGCAAACCCTGCGCAAGAATTAGTTCGTGATATTATGAACTGCGCTAGTTGCGAAGCGTAAGGAAGACTATATGTTACACTATTATATTGAGTGCGATTATTGTGACGCAGAATCACAAGTATCAACAGAAGACAAAGAGCCTGAATATTGCCCATGTTGTGGACATGAAATAAATGCTCAATTATTAGATGCAGAGGATAACGATTAATTTATATAAATAGTATTTTGTAATTAAGGAATACTATATTGTGGTTATTTGAAAATAAAGAGTTTGATCCAGCTGATTCTCGTATTGATGACTTAGCTGGATTTGTTTACTGTATAACTGATTTAAACAACGGTAAAAAGTATATTGGGAAAAAAACATTATGGTCCACAAGAAGACTTAAACCCTTAAAAGGTAAAACTAGACGAAGAGTAAAAAAAGCTCAATCTGATTGGATGAGTTACTATGGCTCAAATGAAGAAGTTAAGTTGCTTGTAGAAAATGATGGAGAAAATAGATTTAAAAGAGAAATACTAAAGTTATGTAAGACAAAAGGTCTTATGAGCTATTATGAGGCAAAAGAACAATTTGATCGTGAAGTCCTTTTTAATGATGAATATTATAATGAATTTATTGGATGTAAAATTCATTCAAAGCATGTAAAAGGAAAAGAATAATGTACGAATATAAATGTACTATTAATAGAGTAGTTGATGGAGATACTGTTGATGTAGATATTGATCTTGGATTTGGTATTGTGTTAACTGATGAAAGAGTTCGTGTAATGGGTATCGATACACCTGAATCTCGTACCAGCGATAAGGTTGAAAAAGTTTTTGGTAAAGCAGCTAAAGCAAGACTTCAAGAACTTCTTGGATCTGAAGGCGTGTTAAAGACTGAAATCAATAAAGATGGTGAAGATATGAAAGGTAAGTTTGGTAGAGTCCTTGGTGATTTTGTTGCTCCTGACGGACGTATGTGCACCGATATTCTTATTGATGAAGGTCATGCCGTTCCATATCATGGACAATCAAAAGCTGATGTTGAAAAGGGTCATTTAGCTAATCGTCAAAGATTAATGCAAGAAGGTAAAGTAGACGTAAAATTAATTCAAGAATTATCTGAATAAAAGGTTTACAATTGAGTAATACTATGATATAATAACTATATAATGAAAGGAATCAACTATGATTTTAATTGACTTCTCAGGTATTTCAATTGCACCTGTTGCAATGGGTTTAACAAATGCTGATGAAAATCTAATACGCCATATGATATTAAATAGTATTCGTATGTATCGTCAAAAGTTTAAAGACAAATATGGTGAAATAGTTATTGTGTGTGATGCCGGCGGAAACTGGCGCAAAGATGTATATCCTGAATATAAAGGTAAGCGCAAAGAATCTCGTGAAAAATCTAAAATTGATTGGGAAGAAGCTTTTCGTTGTATTAATTTAGTTCGTGAAGAATTAAAAGAACATTTTCCATATAAAGTTATTCATCAATGGGGATGTGAAGCTGATGATTCTATTGCTGAAATAGTAAAATGGACTCAAGAGTTTGGTAATCATGAAGAGGTAATGATTGTATCTGCTGATAAAGATTTTCGTCAACTACAAAAATATGGTAATGTTCGTCAATGGTCAACAGCAACTAAGAAATTTGTAGATGAACCTAATCCTAGATTATATCTTGAAGAACACATTCTTACTGGATGTGGCACTGATGGTGTACCAAATGTATTATCAGACGATAAATGCTTTGTTGAAGGCCGTAGACAAACACCATTATCTGCTAAGAAAAAAGCAATACTACTCGAAGATCCAAAAGCTTTAGGTGATGAAATTTATCGTAATTATTTACGCAATAAAAAACTAATAGATTTAACGGAAAAATCAGAATGTCCTCAAAATATTAAAGAAGAAATTATAAATACATATGAAGCACAGGATCAGTGGGCAAATAAAAGTAAAGTGTTCCCATATCTTGTAGCTAAGCGTTGTAGAATGTTAGTTGAAAGTGTACAGGAGTTTATATAATAATGATAAGTGATATAATTAATGATACAAGAAAAGCTCGATCTAAAAAAGAAAAGATTGAGATATTGAAAAAGAATGAATGCTGGGCATTAAAAGATATTTTAAGAGGAACATACGACACTAGTGTTCAATTTAATATCCCAACTGGCCCTCCTCCACCATTTCAAGCAAATGATGGTTACAATGCACCATCTAATCTTTATAAAAGACATAAAGATTTTATTTCATTTGTTAAAGGTGGACCTGGTGACTCTATGCAAAAAGTAAAAAGAGAAAAAGCTTTTATTATTTTGTTAGAGTCAGTTGAGCCACCTGAAGCAGAATTAATTATTAATATGATTAATAAAAACCCAATAAAAGGAGTCACCAAAGCAGTAGCAAAAGAAGCCTTTCCAAATTTGATACAGAAATAAATATATAATGATTGGAAAATATACTTATAATTAGATTTATAGACAGGCCTTCTTCGGAAGAGTCTGTCTTTTTTTAGGAGAACTAAAATGGTTTTACATAACAATCAAATAGCGAAATTACAAAAAGATTCTACTGAGCTCAAAGCTTATGTAGAGGAAATAAAACAAAAGGGTAACCATTCTTTAGCTAAGAAACTAGAATCAAAAAAAGTATATTTAGATCAGAAGATATATGAATTAGAGGATATGGTAGCATAATTCCTTACAAGAAATAGTATAGAAAAGGAACAATTAGTTTTGTTCCTTTTTTTATTTGTATAAATATAGTAAAATGGTTTAGCAAATTATCGAATGGGGTAGACATGAAAACTTTTAAACAGATGAACGAAGATATTCAACATCAGAAGCAGCTTAATGAAAAGGGCTTTTTTAGGAAAATTAGGCGGGCAAAAGATGCTGCAATAGCGTCATTTAAAAGTGACCCTGAAAAGCATGCAGAAAGAATGAAGAATATAAGTAATAGAGCCAAGGCCCAAGATGCTGAGCATGAAAAAGCAAAAGCTGCTTTGAGTGATAAAAGTAAAAGTAACGCCAAAAAATTAGGAAACTTAAAAGGGTTAAGCAAAGGTTATAATATTACCAAAAAAGGTAATGCTGATAATCCAAACTCAATGCGACCTCCGGGTAAAGACGGATCATTCTGGGATTCTACTGTAGAACATAATCCCGGTAATAAAGGCTCAATGGCGCCCCATCCTAAAGGAGATTGGGTAGATGCTGCTGGAAATACCGGAAAGCATACTCGTATAGCGATGACTCATAGTAGTACCTTATCTGCGAGTCGAATCTCTGCTACAGAAAATAGACTAAACGACCCGGCAGACAAAGAGCGCAGGAAATACCACGGTCCTAGTGATGCTGAAGAACGTGTGACTACTATTAAAAAGCATACGGCGGCGCTTAAAAGACACGCCCCAGAAGCAAAAGAGAGAATAGCTCATGCTGAACATACTTTAAAACTCCATCATGATGCTCACGATGCTGCAGGTGCTCATCTGAAAACTCATAAAACAAAAGAGTTTACAACTTCAAATTATAACCATTATCACGACCATCATTACGGTAATGGAGAGGAAGATCATCATTATGATGAAATGGAAAGGCATAAAAAAGCTGAACAAAAGAATCCTTCTGAAACACATATAGATAATGCAAGATTAGGATATGATCATAAACATGAAGATCATCCACATTATGAAGAAGTAAGAGATGGCGAATATGCCGGTCCTACACATGCTGCTACTTTTCATAAATTAGCTAAAACTGCTACCGCAGCTCATCATGCTTATAATAAAATGGTTGATAGCCAGAAAAAACATGAAGACAGCCTTCCGAAAGGTACAAAAAGTAAAACTAAACTTAATAAGAAAGCTGCTTACAATAAAGTTGATGCCGAGGCCCGTAAAGCGTATTATAAAAAAGCAATATCAAGCATAAATCCAGAACATAACGAAATAGTTAAAGATTTAAAGCATAAAGATAAAGATAATAGACAAGGTATTTTGAATATTTAAATAGGGTGATTTAAATGGGAAGCTATTCCAGAAAAAGATACGCAACTGAATCGGCTAGCTTTCCAAAAAGCGTAAATTCAGCACCAGGCTCGTATTCATATGCAACTTTTGCTGATTTACCAGCTTCTGGTTCTACACCAGGAAATACAGCTTTTGTTGTAGCAACAAATAAATTATATATTTGGAGCGGTGTTGGATGGTACTTAATCGCTACAGTTACAAATGCATCTCCAACTGCTATCACTGGAGTTAGTGATACATATGCACTTGCAATAGATGGTACAGCCACAACTATTACTGCGGTTTCTACTGATCCTGAAGGATTTGCTTTAACTTGGTCCTATGCGGTATCATCTGGATCATTGGGTTCTACAGCAACAGTATCTCAAGCGGACAATGTATTTACAATTACACCTTCAACA